GTGAATAATAACCGCTAGGAGCAATAACGTCACCTGATAAGCTTTTTGGCTGTCTGCGTACCTCAACACGAGCAAGCCCGTAGCGGTATCAATGGAGCTGTACGAAAGCAAGAGCCAATAGCTATCTGCGGACAATAAGGGGTAAACCAGGAGATTAGCCGCTGCAGCCAGGGCCAGAATACGGAACGTCATAGATCCGTTAAGCGCCAAAGCCAGGAGGGCAAAGGCCACAAGCTGCAGCGCCGGGCTCATGACGATTGTTTCAGAGGGCGCCCTGACGCAGGTGCGGCCGGTGTGGACCTGGGGCGTCGGGTTGGCTTATGCCCGCCGGCTACTTTTGCTCTAGATTTACGGCGCTTCATGATTTTCTCCGGATGAATTGAGTTATAGGGTTAGTGGGCGCTTCGATACCGAGTCGATTCTCCTGTTCGCGCCGGAGCTCGCCGTAGTATCGAGTCAACACACGGGCCGGAATGGCCGTAACTACAGCGAAGCAACCGGCCAGGGCGATAGTCGCATTATCAAGACCCACTAGGCCGTCCCTGTATACCCCATAGGCGAGGATCAGCATAGCCCCTGCGATTGCCATGACAACGCACCAGGCCATCATCAGCGCGATCCTGGGCCGTGTTGACTGCCCGTCAGCCCCAACCATCGCGACGTAGCGCTCGGTTCCGCCTTCCTCCCGGGCTATCTCGAGCTGAATTTCCATTTTCAGGACTTCGGCCCGATCATCAGGAGTCAGGGTATCCACAGCTGCAGATACATCGGCACCGGTGGCTGTTTCGGGAAGCTTCTTGTCATCGGGAAGAAAACTGTTGACCGCTTTGATGGCCAATGCGACGGCCGGGTTAAGCGTACCGGCTACGGCTGCAGCTCCGTTAAGTATGGTTTTAAGATCCATAATCAAATCCACGCGGGTTCGGTTGGCATTGTGATAGATGCCGGGTCAGTTTGGAATGCTGGCAGCTCCGACAACCCCAGGAGCGCCGTCCGATAAGCACCCAGTTCCGCTTGTTGTTCTGCCGTCAGGTCTGCCCAGTCCAGCGGCCGTTGATGCGGATCGATATCCCGGGCGATTACCCGCAACGCTTCGCCGGTTACCTTATTCTGCAGCTCGGCCACTGTGGGCGCGTATGGCGCGATGGGGCCGAAGTCGCCGTCGAGAACTTGCTCTAGGATGCTTTGGATATGCTCGGCGGGGTCGGCAGGGTCCAGCGTGGTCGGGTGCGGCTCCGCGAATAGTTCATATTTGACGGTAGCGTTTATCCGAAGTCCTTCCGAATCGATATAACGCAGATCAGAAACAGCGTTGGCGATGTCTTCCAATATGAATCTGGCCATTTTAAGAAATCCTCAACATAAGTGTAACCGAGTTAGTACCTGACTGATTACCCATGACGCGCCAAGTCCCAGTGGGTGTTCCTGCAATAACTGCACCGGCTGAACTGAATCGCAAGTCGGCACCGGCTATTGTGCCGCCTTCCGCAACGGCTCCGGCAGTCTCCTTTCGCAGTAGCGCATACGAGCCGACCGATCCGACGGCAGGGGGCGCGCCGGTAATTGTCCCTGTTGTCGTTATGTCGTTAGCTTGGAAATCCCAGAGAGAGGCGGAGCTATCATATTTTAATTGGGTAAGCCCCGCTGCGACAATTGACAAATCATCTAATGTGAAATCATATAGGAGTCGACCGGCTATTGCCCCATCTCCGAAGGTGAGTGCGGCTATACCTGTGGGCGCAGCCTGTATAACTATTCCGTGGTCGCCGGTGACCTCCCCGATAACGATCTGGTCCAATGAGGTATATGCTACAGATGCACCCCCCGCCACAAAGAGCTCCCCGGTCACGACCAGGTCACCAGTTAAAATCCCGCTTTGATCATTGCGGAGAAACTTCGAAACGTCGAAAGCGCCATTGACGAGAATATCGAATTCGCCGGAGCCTATGTTAAACCTCAGCTTTATAAAATTACCAGCCGTAAGATCACCGGCGGCTGCCGTGCCGGTGATGTTCTTCACACCGAGCCCATCGACATTGATCGTCGAGGCCCCGGTATTGGTGTTCCCTATTTTAAATTCGACGACCATTCCGTCAACGTATGCAGGCGGGGCCTTATTGGTTCCTATCACGGTCGCAACGTATGCATCGGCGACCCCGGTATCCGTATAGAAAGAGGAGTTGCCAACATAGTGCGCGATAGCTTTCGCCAGCTGGGTAACGTCAGCACCCGACAGCGTTATCCCAGCCGACGTGATAGCGTTTTCAAGCTCGTCAGGGATGTCGTTAAACTCCGCAGCTGTAAGCGAATCACCTGTATTCTTCGTTGGTATGTTTTGCATGACCCACCCTTACACTTGGTTAAAAATCACGTCGACATTAGCCGGGCGTAACTTATTGAATAAACATTCTAGTGTTGCAATTTTAGCATCCCCGAAAGTGAAGGGGAACGTCAAAGGAAAACGGCTTGCGTCATCAACAGTGAAATTCACAATCATCGTAAACCGTGCGGCCTTACCTGTAGGAAAAAAGATCAACGGAAATACCATAGGGAAAGCCCCCACAACTGCGCCAGGGGTTATCGTAACGGTAAGCCCGAACAAGGCGGCCAGGGCCACAAAGTCGGCTTCAGTTTGGACACCCAGGCCCGCCAGTTTCGTTAAGACGTTTTGCCGCCGCTCTTCGACCGTGTCGGCCACAACGAAACAGTTATCCGGAATCCCGACGAACCCCTCCCATTCCTCAATGAAAAGCGTGGTGTTTCGTATGTCGTACTCGTCAGAAACCAGGTTGATGTTCTCTTCTGCGTCCTGTAACAGACCGGTCAAACCGATCAACAGATTTCGCAGGTTGGTAGACACCTGTTTTTTAGCCCCGAACAGGTAGCCATTGGGCAGGTAGTCAGCCAGGGAGTCCGCTTGTTCATCGGTAGTGTGTGCGGTAACGAGCTTTACCATGCAGCCTCCTAGCTAAAGGTGATCGTTCCGAGGGTGGCTATCTCTCCGGCGGCAATTGTTACATCGATAGTCGGGGTCGATAAGGTGAACGAGACCACGATATCTCCGGTCTCTCGGTCGATTGTCTTAAAGATAGCGGAGCGATAAGCATCCTCCAGAAGATCATCACCGACGCCCGTGTTCGCGATAAGCTCGGCCAGGCTTGCTGTAATGGCCGTTTGCATTGTGCTTGTGTTCGGCGACAGGGCGGTAAAGGTGAAAGCTACTGGGACCGCTGTGGGGGCCGCGACAATAACGTCATCGTCGGCAGTATGGGCAGGCTTGATCTCCAGGATTTTGTTTTTCGTGGTCGTCACCTCTCCCGCCGACGGGATGATATTCGCGTCGTTGTCTCGAACAAAATAGATCGTTACCTGACCGACCGCCGGGGTGATTTCGAAGACGAAGACTCGGGTAACACCGGCGACCAGCTTTGCCTGGTTCACGATTGCGCTCACGTTGAACAGGGCAACAGGATTTTGAACCCTGGAAATTACGCGGGCCCTGAAGTCTGTGTCGGATTCGGTATCTGTGCCGCCGGACAATTCGGAGAAATCTACCCGGGCTTCTGAGTCAACCCCAGAGATCGGAGACTGAAGCGTCAAGGCAGCCCCGGCCAGTTGATTTACCGCCTGCCCGAAGTCAATCGATTTTACCGGCACGCTGGCCGTTGTTGCCGTGGCAGTTATCGTACCGGTCGCGGGTGTCGTTGGCGTCGTTGTGATTTGGTAGGTAAAGGTCGACAACCCGTTAACGGTGATCGAAAACGTTCCGTTGTATTCAGTTTCGACCGCATCGGCGATGGTCGTATTGACCAAAGACGCTAGGCCGTGGGGCGAAGTCGTTGTCGCTGTCACGGTGGACCCGGACCGCGTTAACGAGGTGATCGCCAAGACGTTCGTTGAGATCGTGGCCGCGAGTTGCGTGTCGTACTGCTTACCGTCGGTAGACTGTAGAACGGCACCCAAAGGGATTACACTCGTCGCCGTGCCGGTCGCCACCACATTCCCGGTCGCCTGAGTGGAAGGGTTCCGAGTGACGCCGAACCATGCGCCAAACATCGCCAGGAAGTCGCCTGTCGCGGTCTGAACGAACAGTTCTTTAATGAGCTCTTGCAGCTGCGTATAGAAATCGAAGACCCGCAGAGAGAAACCGGTGATCAACGCCCCAAGGAACGAATTTTTCAGGAACGGATTCGATTCTGGCAGCTCTCGCTGTACATCGGTTTTCGAGCGTTGCTCCAGTTCTTTCGGTGTTTCAGGAAAATTAATGCTCATGTTCCAGTTGACTCCCAAAGGTCAAAGAACCGTTGTTCGACTTGACCCGAGCTGAATTCTATTGTCATTTTTAGCTCCATCTGTCCGGTCTTTGTATTGCGGGTGATAGATGCTTCGATATTCTTCGCCAACTCGTCGTCAATCAGCCATTGAGTAGCCCGTATAGCGGCGTCTTTCACTCCGTTGAGTGTATCATTCGT